TAACGTCCCGTTAGGTCTTACCAGGGCATAGCGAGAGTGACATTCAAAATGAGCACTCCCGAAACACAGGGAATTAATGTAAGGACTATTGACATTTTCTTCCCGAACAAATTGATCGGAATATTGTTTCCATACATCAGGTGTTTCAAAATAGTTTGGTATAGGTTCAATTTTTGAAAGGTCTCGAAAATAAGCCTCATACTTCAACTGTAAATCAACAGAAATTCCAAATTTCTTTTCCATAAGCAAGCGAGTATTTAAATCCACTTGCGGAGGAAGAAACTTGAACTTAGGTTGATTTTCATGGAAGTCTAAGACTAATTTCATCTTATACAACTCGTAAGCGTCCATCCGATTGTTCCGTTGCATAAGGCGGTTTAGATTAAAACCAGAAGTTAAGCGACAATATGCATAAGTCATCTCAGAAACTATGGGACAATTCTGATACTGTGCCATATATGATAAAGATTTCATCCTCAATAACATCTTTAACACGTTGTCTTTGCTCTTGACATAACTAGAACTAGACCAGCCAAATTTTGCAATAACTTTACAAGGATCACAAATAATAGCTTTTCCCAAAGGGTCAAAAGTTAAGCCACAAAAAGAAGCTTCTCCAATAGATGAATATTTACAAAATTTTAGATTAAATCCCAAACGAGCATAAAGAGTAGTATCTATAGCAACATCATTTGGTATCCCGAAGAGACCATCATCACCTTCGAATACCATAGGTGTATCACGGTAATCAATACCGGCTTTTTCAAGTACAAAACAAAGGACAACCAGGTTTGTAAAACCATTACAGAGAGAAGTCGTCATCTCACCAGACATACGACAAGCATCAATAGAACCTCGAAAATCTTTGTTCACAAAGTACTTAGTTTTCGAGAGATGTTCAAAGGACGAAGTCATGAATGGGGCACTATATTTCAACATATGTTTAATCATAATATTTTCTATAGATCTCACTTGTTTTGTAAAGGACGCTTCAAAGCTACTATAATCAGTCTCATAATAACAAAAGTCATTTCTAACTAATTGGGATAAATAATCAATTCGTTTATCAAAGGGAACATGTTTGATAAACCAGGGCAATTTAAAGACCTCCTTCTCTATTTGAGCAGCATAGGGTCCAAAATGACATTTGGCTCTATTTGAAGGGGCAAAGATATTTCTGGCATGTTTGAAAGAGTCATACTCTTCCTCTTTCATAAATAATTTCAACTCAAAATCTTTCTTTGTTGGAATTGGTTTATCTCTGAAAGCTTTCATAAGGACTTTCTTTTGCTTCTCTGGATAAGGAGCATTTTTCAGCCAAGTATCAACTGAAAAATCAGTATCTTTAGGTAGCGGTTTCAGATTTTCTTCAACAAATTTTCTGGTAAATGCTTTCAATTCTAGGAATAAGTTACCTTGAACCAAGGGGGTTTTGCAACCAACCCTCTTTTGAACACCAAGAGCTAACATTTTTGGATTCTGAAAATGGTCAGGTTTGGGTAAAGAAACACCAACCAAATGGGGGCCTAATGAAA